ATGATTGATAATCTCTTGGATGGACTTAAAGAAGGAAGGATTAAATTAGCTGAGTTTGCTCAAGGCGCGGATAAAGCTTTAAAAGAAGCGCTGGATGGCTCAGGTATTGCCGCGGAACAAATAGAAGAATGGGGCGCAGCCGTTTCAAAAGGTGGAAGTGAAGGTTCGCAGGCCATGGTAGAGGTAGCTAAAGCTATTGAAGGGATAGACGACCCGATTAAAAAGAACGAAGTGGGTGTCAAACTTCTAGCAACCATGTATGAAGATCAGGGGCAAAATATCACTAATACATTAATAGGTGCATCACAAAAAACAATAGACTTCAAGAACAATCAAGACCAATTAAATGAATCTGTCAAAAAGATGGATGCAAATCCAGCAGTAATGATGCAACAAGCGATGGCTGAATTAAAAATAGCGCTAGAACCTGTTCTACTAGTTATTGCTCAAGTGGTGGGTAAAATTGCTGAATGGATTCAGAATAACCCTACATTAGCAGCAACAATCACCGTGATTGCTACAGCAATTGGAATAGTAATGGCGGCACTTGTAGCATTAACGCCCATACTTTTATTAGTGACAACACAAGCTTTAACTTTTGCTGGAGTAATGGCTGTTTTAACTAGTCCATTCACATTGATGGCTGTCGCAATAGCCGCGGTTATTGCAGTATTAGTTCTATTTGGTGATGAAATTATGAGGGTTTACAACGAATATTTGAAACCCACAGTTGACCAAATGATTGCAATCATTAATGAAACTTTACGTCCAGCGTTTGAACAGGGATTTTCAGTTATACAAAATATTGTTAAAGATGCATTTACAATCATTCAACGTGTATGGAACGAAATATTATCACCTGTATTTTCCTTCATAGTGAGTGTTATTCAAAATATCCTTTTGCCAGCATTTAGAGTTGTATTTACTGCTATTGGTAGCGTTGTGGGTGATGCATTTAGCGGAATTAAAAGTGTTTGGGAAAATGTTTTAAAACCAATTCTGAATGGAATTATTGACTTTATTTCCGGTGTATTCTCAGGTAATTGGGACAAAGCTTGGCGAGGGATTGTTCAAATTTTTAGCGGAGTATTTGAGGGGATAAAAGCCGCCGCAAAAGCTCCGATAAATGCAGTTATTTCGATGATTAACGGATTAATTAAAGGAATTAATGGTATAGAAATTCCGGATTGGGTTCCGATGATTGGTGGTGGAAAAGCGAGTATACCAACTATTCCTATGTTAGCGACAGGCGGTAAGCCAGTAGGGAATGGATCGTTCATTGCTGGAGAAGCTGGACCAGAACTGTTTACAAAACGAGGTAACTCAATCACAGTAACACCATTATCATCTAGAGAAAAGTCACTTGGTATTACAGGTACTATGGGACAACTAGTTGGCGATATGAGTCGTACAATGGTTAGTTCTATGAATCAATTAGCTGATTTAAAAGGAGTTATGAGTGGTGTTTTTAGTAGTTTGGCAAATAGTACCCAAGCTATGAATAGAAATACAACGCAACAAACTGTGGATGGAAATGCATCTTCACAATCAAATGGTGCTATTTCGTATAACTTTGCCGATATGCTCAGAGGTTCGACATTTGTGATTAGAGAAGAAGCAGATATACAAAAAATAGCAAGAGAATTAAGTAAAGTTATTTCAGGTGCAGGAAGGCAGGTGTAAAAACTATGAGTTTAAGGATAGACGGAAAAAGAATTAGCGAACTTAAACTGGCTCTTTTACCAGGTTTTCAACATCCAGCAGCCCCGCCAATTCGTGACCACGCAGTTTCTATACCTGGTCGTCCTGGTGCATATTACTTTGGTTCAGAAATTGAGCCTATGGAATTTAGTTTACCTTTACTTGTTAAACCACAAGAAAATAGATTTGAATTATCGGCAGCTATCAGAAAAATGGTAACTGCCTTTATCGACCCTTATGGAAAACCGAGGGAAGTTAAATTAACCTATGATTATGAACCGGATAAATATTATCTAGCTAGATATAGTGGTTCGATGCCAATCGATCGTTATTTAAGGATGGGTAAATTTGAATTACCTATGATCTCTTATGACCCACATGCATATTCGATTTTAGAAAGTACGGATGAGATAAGATGGGGAGATCCCATTCCGTGGATGTCAGATATCCCTATTAGCGCTGGTGGTAATTCTTTTTCGATTAGCAGCCCGCAAAAAATAACTATAGATAATTATGGATCATTAGTAATTAGACCGATTGTGTATATAACAGGAAATGCAGATAATCTAACGTTCACCTTAAATGGTGAGCGTTTTTCTTTGGGAAGTTTTACAAACGCTTCATTTTTAATTGATGCAGAACGATACGCAGCTATAAAAAATGGGCAAAATTATCTATTTAAATTACAAGGTGATTTGGAAAACTTAGAGTTAATGCCAGGCGCTAACGCAATACAAATGGGCGGTACTAACTTAAACATAAACATTACATTTAAATACCGCGCTAAATATATATGAGGTGGTGACACAATATGGCTGATGCGCCTAAATTATTAGGGACAGAAACAGTTAAAGAAAGTTATTGGAAAATAAACCAAGCAATAGATAATTCCAATGCAGCAATAAAACCAGCAACAAGAGAGAGGGTTGCTGACAATGCTGTGAATTTCGAAAAAAGGTACATTCCAGAAGTACAATTAATTAACCAAAATGCCATTGAGGTAAATTATAAAACACGTACTATTACCGTTGGTAAAGGATGTTTTGTATCAACCGAAAAGTACATATTTAATATTGCTCCGAATCAGGCAATAACTGTACCGTTCCCAGAAAATGATAGTGTTTTGTATTTATTACTATATAACTACAAGACGAGTACAGTGTATTGTAAACCATTCAATGAAGCTAGTGATTACGATCTATCAATTATTTCTTTATATCAAAAGAAAATTTATGGGAAAAGTGTACAAAATGTTTCTTATATTAGTGAGCATGATAATTATGATTATCTTACAGAACATAGAATTCGTGTTTTTAAACAAAACATTGTAGCAGATACAATTGACTACACTCGTTTGAATTTGTTTGAAGCAACGATAATCTCTAAAGATGCTGTAGTTCTTGATCAGACAAATAAAAATTTATTAATTAAACCAAGTGCATACGCTACTATGGGTAGTGATATTTTTAACTTAAATCAAACTACTCAATCCATATCGCTTAATTTACCACAGGATAATAGACTTTATGTTGTTGTATTCGATATTTCTGTATTTCCTGTGAAAGTATCGATTGAATTGTATAGTGATAAAGAAAAATTCACTAACAAACGATTGTTATTCTATCTTTATAACAACCTGGCTTTTGGGAAAAATTTAGCTGCTTTAAAAATTATAAATGGATTAAAAGTTGATGAATTCTTATCAATTGCTGAAAAAATTAACAAACATCTGAATAACCCATTTGTTCAAACAATACTTTATCTAATTGGCGATAGTATAACTGCAGGGATGGGTGGAACCGGATATGATACAACAGGTCCTAACAAAGGGCCGTTCATGTTTAAGGATTCCGATGGTGTAGATTGTTATGAAAATAACCCAAATGCGTATTGTTGGGCAAATACATTTAAAAAATTTATAGAATTGAAATATAACCGCAAAGTAATTGTTTCACCGGAAGATCCGCATATCACTTGGATTGGTCAAAAACAATTTATCTATGCTGGAACGTGTAAAAATAGATACTATGTATCTACTGTAGGATTAGGAAATGAAATTCAATTTAGATTTTATGGTACTGAATTTAAACTCTTTATGTTAAAAGATAATGGTGGAGGAATCTTCGATTTATATGTCGATAACATAAAAAAAGGTACGTATGACATGTATAGTGCTGAAACGATTTATTCTCATGAAATTGTTGTTTCAGGATTTGTGGAGGGTAATCACGATGTAAGAATTGTACAAGCTACAACAAGTAATCCTTCTTCTATTTCTAACCGTATTAAGCTTGAAGGTGTGGAATTGACAAAAAATGTTGTTGTGAAAAACAGGGGTGTTTCTGGTAAGGACGGAAGATGGATTTATCTTAATAAAGAAAAACTTATTGAAGATGGTGTTACATTAGTTATCTTGCAGATTGGTACTAATGATCGTATTAAGAACCGCCAGGTGAGTGCAGAAGGTGCAGTCGGCTTTCAAAGAGCTTTCATTGAATATTGCAAAACAAAAAGTGTAGATGTCATACTTTCAGTTGCTAACCCTGTAGCTTATGGTAATCAAGAAAATGGTGATTATAATTTCGGAATGCATGAAGTGCGAAATGCAGTTTCGGCAATTTCAAAAGAATATAATACCGATTTTATTGATAATTACGATGCTTTTTTACGTCATTGTGAAATACATGGTGTTTCAATAGATTCACTTTTAAACGACAAGTTACATCCTAAAGATAACGGGTATCAGTTAATGTTTCGTAATATTACTCGTTCATTAGGATTGCCGTTATTGATTGATGAATATGGGATAGATAAATTACCAACTACATGAAGAGAGGCGGAATCTCTTGCTAAAACTATACAACAAACAAATGTAGTTCAAGTATTTTGAAAGTAGGTGATACATTGCGACATATACGAGTTTTTGATACTAATATGAATTTAGTGGCCATCTTAGAAAATGCCTATAAGATTGGGTATGTTAAACAAATCAATAATTTGTGGACGTGTTCCTTCTCATTACCTCTTAACGATCCAAAACGATTTGAAGTTACATCAAAGCGATTTATTGAACTGTATGACCACGATAAATATATTGGTAAATTCATAGTTAATCCTAAAAAAACGGTCAAGAACGAAAGTGACCAGAGCATAACATACAATTGTGAGCACGTTTGGAGTACATTACACTCTGACGTGCTTTTTCGTTACCATCAATTAACGAACTGGACGACAAAAGATGTTCTTCAATACCTTATCAATCAACAAGAAATAAAGCATTGGAAGCTTGGAACAGTTGAATTCACACGATATTTTCACTATGCATGGGAAAATGAAGATTCTCTTCTAAACGCATTAGTGAGTGTACCTAAACCGTTTAACGAATCGTATTTGTGGACATGGGATGATATTAAATATCCTTTTACTCTTAATCTAGTTCGCACAACAGATGAAAAAGTTGATGTTATTCGATATGGAAAGAATTTAAAAGGAATTGAAAAAGATGAAGACCCAACAGGTTTAATTACACGCATTTATCCGCTTGGGTATGGTGAAGGTGTAAACCAATTAGGAATCGAGAAAGTAAATGGTGGTGTACCATATTTACAAGCAGAGCGGTCTCTTATTGATAAATACGGCATCCACAAAAGGATATGGGCTGATAGAAGGTTTGAAGATGCAGAATCCCTTAAAGCTTCTGGTGGTGGTCTGTTAAATAGATATAAGAAACCAATAACAACTGTTTCTGTAGATTGTATAGATTATGAGCTTATCGATCCATACAAACTTGTAAAATATGATATAGCTAAGATAGTTAGTGTATATGACCAAGATACTGATACCAATGATGATTTACGTATTATGAAGCTATCCAAACCAGATATTTATGGTGATCCATCTAATATACAATTCGAAATCGGAAATGTTAGGGATGATATCGGAACAACAATTACTGATTTGCAAAAAAAACAATTAGTGAATGATACGTATAGTCAGGGATCTACTAATATTCTAGCCTATAGTTACAACGATAACTGCGATCCTGAAAATCCGGCTGTTATTAGGTTCTTTATCCCTGATGACTTAAAAAATATAAACACATTGGATTTAACGTATGAAATTGAAGAGTTTCGCGCTTATTCTAAGGCGACAAAAGGCGGTGGGGCTATTGTAGAATCAACGTCAGCCGGTGGTGGGGTTGTAAACTCGACTTCTAGTGGTGGCGGTTCTACACAAACATCTAGCAGCGGCGGTGGTGGTGCATTCACAAGTGAAGCTGGTGGGGGAGCTGTAACATCATCTAGTGGTGGTGGGAATCATCGGCATATGATGTTTGGATTTCAAACGAAAATCGGCGATAACCCAGCAGGAATGGATTATATGAACTATACAGCAGCAGAAAGTAATGGCGGTGGAGCGATAGGGGTAGCAATTCCGGCCGGAGGTGAAGAAGACCTTTGGACGTATACGGCATCTGGAGACCATTCTCATTCAGTTTCTATTCCATCCCATAAACACCAAGTAAATATTCCAAATCATTCTCATAGTGTGACTATACCAGCACATAAGCATAGTGTTTCTATTCCAGATCATTCGCACCAGATAAGTATACCGAATCATTCGCACACAATAACTTTGCCAGATCACATTCATGATATTCAGCATGGTATTTATAAATTATCGGAACGTCCTAGTAAAGTAACTATTAAGGTTGATGGAAATGTAGTTCCTATTAATTCTACATCAGCAGATAATGTGGACTTAGAACCGTATATTTCTAAAAATAAACAAGGTGAAGTCGAACGAAATAAATGGCATGAAATAACTATCACACCAGACAAGCTAGGGCGTGTAAATGCTAATGTTATTACAAGACTCTTCATCCAATCTCGAAAGGGAGGAACTTTCTAATATGAACAAGTTAAGAGAATGGTTAATTAAAAAGCTTATTGGAAATAAACCAGTTGTTATGAATGTAACGATTGTACTAGATGCACCATTATTGGCAGCAGAATCAACTGGTATTTACGAACAGTGTCATATACACTACTCAGAGAAATTACAAAAGGAGATGGAACAACATGCAAACAATTGAAATCCATACACAAGGCGGATTAAAGCACACAGTACAGACTGAAGGATATGACGCAGAAATATTGAATACGAAACTAAATGACAATGATTTAATCACGGTATTGATTGGTGATTTCATTATTCAACGTATCGATGTGAAACGTATTCTTCCATTAAGTATTTCTAATGTGGAAGGTACTAAAAAGGTAGAAGTCCATACGAACGGTGGTAAAGTAATTGAGATTACAACAAACGATTATGATCCAATCTACTTAAACGAACAATTGAACAGCAGTAACACTATTACGGTTGTAATTGGTGACTATATTTTCTCAAGAATCGATGTAAAACAAATCGTCCCTGTGAAAGAAGAGCCGAAAGAGCCAGAACAACCACCTGTTATTGAACCAGAGCAACCAACAGAACCAGTTACACCACCAACAACTGAAGAAACACCAGGAGAAATAGAAGAAGGTGGTACGACAGTTAGTCAAACAGGTCCAACAGAGCAGTTATAAGCTGGTCTTTTTTTATTTTACCAAATACAGCTTTTACGACTTTTTTGATGATTTATATATTTTCTATAATTCAATGGGAGGTTGAAAAATGGGTTTTACAATCAAATGTGATAAATGTGGACAAGAGCAAAAATTATCAAAAGATGATTTTTATGATAAAGAGAAAATCTCCTTGGAGAATGATCGTTTTGCTGAATCGTATGAAGCTTTAAGTATTATTTGCAAGAACTGTTCTAATTATATTTAACAATAAAGCAAAATTAAGAATAGTTGATTGGAAAAACTTTCATCCCTATATCTTAATAGATATAATCTAAAGAGAATATATTAGGTATGGAGGGGAAAAAGGTTGACACAATTTATAATAGGTTCTATATATAATTTTGATTTTAAAGAGCGTTTTATTTTACAAGGAGAAGTAATGAGTATTAATTTTTTAAACGCTCATACTAACACTGAAGCATTAATAGATCATTCATACTTTTTAAAGGGCATTGGTGAAATTGAGAAACAAGAAATGTTAAGAAGTAGTTTACACTTTTCTCAGTATAGTTTTGATAGTGAAGGCGCAACTAAATCAGAAGCAGAGCAACTAGCTGCGATTCTTCTTGCAATACAAAAATATCAAACTCAAACTTTATTAATTTCTTTATGGTTAATAAAAGATAACTCTGTAAATACAAGTAATTTCTTTTATTTTGATTCAGAAAGAGAGCATATAATAAGGGATAGCCCAACTATTTTATTTAGTTCCTCAAAAGGTGAATATATTCAAACTTCTTTTTCCGAAGAGGAAATAAAGCAAGCTATGGAGTGGCAAAAAAAAGTGATACAGTATCCTTCAAAGAAGAAAAACACTGATGAAGACATTAAACATATTATGGGGTCAGTAAATTCTATCAATAACTTTGATAAAAGAAGTACGGCATTTGAGGCGGATCGAATTAGTAGAGCGCTAAAAATGACTACAATTGCAAGAAGTCAATCGTTTTTACCAGCTAAAATTGCATCTTATATTAGTGCGATTGAAGCGTTAATATCATCAAATCGGGAAGCATTAACAATGCAAGTTTGTGAGAGGGTTCCTAGAATTATTGGAGAAAATAAGGGTGATAAAATTATTATCCATGATCAATTGAGAGATGCGTATAATATTAGAAGCAAATATGTTCATGGGGATAAGGTTTCGGAAAGAATAGCGCAAAGTTTAGAAGAAATATCTGAAAATATAGATGGGATTTTAAGGGGTTTACTTATTAAAGTGATAAAAGACCATGAAGAAATAAAGGATTTTAATGAAAAATCTATGACGAAATGGTATAAAGAAAACTTTATGTTTTGATACAAGTTTACATTTAATATCATAAAACAAAGAGGGACAATCGTCTCTCTTTTTATTTTGAAATGAGGTATGAAAGATGGAGGATGCAATTTTTAATTCAGTTATTCAACAAGGAGCATTCGCAGCATTATTCGTGTGGATGCTATTTACTACGCAAAAAAAGAATGAACAGCGCGAAGAAAAATACCAACAAGTAATTGATAGAAACCAACAAGTTATTGAAGAACAGGCAAAAGCCTTTGGATCTATTTCTAAAGACGTAACAGAAATTAAACAAAAATTATTTGAAGGAGATGTTCAATAATGAGGCATATCGTTGATATTTCAAAATGGAATGATAAGATTAATTGGCCAGTAGCAGCATCTCAAATTGAATTAGCTATTTGCCGTGTACAATACGGTTCAAACTTAGTTGATCATTTATATAATGAACATATATCGAAACTAGAACAATATGGTATTCCACATGCTGCATATGCTTATGGGTGTTTTGTATCAGTAGCTGATGCAATTGTGGAAGCAAAGGACTTCTTAGCAAGAGTAAATCCAAATGCTAAATTCCTTGTATTAGATGTGGAAGACGATACAGTAAAGTCGATGAAAAGCAAAGGTAATCTTAATGATTTAGCGAAAGCATCACAAGCATTCATTGATACATGTAAAGCTGCAGGTTGGAAGGTTGGCTTTTATGTAGCTCATCATATGTACGGTGACTATAATTTACAAAGTGTACAAGCTGATTTTATTTGGTTACCGCGATACGGAACAAATGATGGCAAACCGCAGAAGAAACCTTCTTATCCATGTGATATCTGGCAATATACTGATAATGGTCATATTGATGGTATTGGGAAAGTGGATATAAACTTATTACAGGGTGATAAGGGGTTAGAGTGGTTTACCGGAGTAGAGCAAACAATGGCAGCTAGTCAATATGATTCTAGTTGGTTTACCAAACAAGACGGTGTATTTACTTTAGATAGAACAATCCATTTACGTGATAAACCAAGGGACGGAAATATCATTGCTACGCTTAATAAAGGTGATAATGTAACATATGATGCGTACGGTTATGAAAAAGACGGTTATGTGTGGATACGTCAACCGCGTTCAAACGGATATGGTTACATTGCAACAGGTGAAACTTCAAACGAAAAACGTGTTAGTAGTTGGGGCTCATTTAAATAAAAAAATTGCCGGCTCTTAATTGAGTCGGCTTATTTTTATTTACAAGTTTATCGTATAAATGTGTAAAATGTATATTATCAAGACATGACAAATAGTTTTATAAATGTAAGTATTACCCCAGTAACGGCAATTCCTGTTCCTACAATCCACTTTACTGATTCTCGCTTATTCTTGTTATGATATTCGCGTTCTTTGAGGAACATTAATTCTATATTCTTATCGGTTAGTTTCAGACTGTTATTCAACTGGTCTTTAAGATTGTCTAAATCTTTATGAGTAGCATAGTTGTTCATTCCTCCACCACCTCCACTGTTATCATCATCTTTAACTTTTCGATTTCTGTCTTGTATTAATTCTACGATTTCTCCCATAATTATAGCACCTCATTATATATAAACGGAATTTTTGTGTTAAATATTTGATTAGCTTGAATGGAGTGTGATATTCCCATTTCATCGGGATGTTTGCTTGTGAAACTTACTTGTAAGTAGTAATAATTGCTTATGAAATCTAAATCAGAAAAATCATCATCCACAGGGATTTGAAGATTAATATGATCAATATCTTCATCAATGTACTTTTGTTTCGGATCGTATTCAACTAAATATCTTCTAACAATTGTTGTATCTCTTCCTCCAAACTGATGGTATAAAGTAAACCATATTGCTATGTAGTCAAGACGTTCATGTATATATGGAAGGGTTCTACGTGTAAGACCATCAATTGTGCATGAAACATTAAGAATGTTATTTTGACCTTTATATAATATTAGTTCGGATGAACCTCTTTGGGTAAAGAGATTAATAGAAGTTATTGCTGGAAAAAAATTATTGGAACTCATGATAATTTCCTCGCTTTTATTTAATGTTTTGTCAGTAATATTAATAGTAGCAAGATAAAAACTAATATTGTGTCGGATTTTGTCGTAATAGATAAAAAAGCCAACTCTTATCAT